AGAATTACCAACACAGGATACATTCCTTAAGGTAAAGGAAACATTAACTCGTATTGGGATTTCCGCTAGACAAGAGAAAAAACTTTTTCAATCGTGCCACATACTTCATAAGAAAGGTCGGTATGCAATTTTACATTTTAAGGAATTGTTTATACTGGACGGAAAGGTTGATACCTTTACTGAAGAAGATGAAGCACGAAGAAATACAATAGTTAATCTTTTATCTGAATGGGAATTGTTAACGATAATTAATCCAAAACAAACTGAAACCCTTACGGCAACATTGAGTCAAATTAAGATAATTTCATTTAAAGATAAATGTGATTGGGAACTTGCTGTAAAATACAATATAGGTAAAAAGTAGATTATGTTAAAAGTATATAAGTGCAAAGATTATGCTGAAATCCCCAAATTAGCAACTGAAGGTTCGTCATGTTTTGACTTACAAGCCGCGTTAAAGATGGGTGATAAAGTCGTTAGTTATAATAACTGGAATAAAAGAGTGGACATCCCAGTAAAAATTATAGGCGGCAAAGAAGCAGTTCAAATTCATCCAGATACTAGAATGTTGATACCAACAGGCCTTATATTTGACATACCTGAAAATCACACATTAAAGTTATTCATTAGGTCAGGAACTGCACTGAAAGCTGGGTTGTTGCTTGCAAACGGTACGGGCATTATTGATAGTGATTACGTAGAAGAATCCTTTATAATGGTTTATAATATTACTGATTCGGTCATTGCAATAAACAATGGGGAAAGATTGGCACAAGCTAAACTAGAAAAGAATATAAAATATTCACTAGTTGAAATCGACGAAGCACCTAAGCAAAAAACTGATAGAGATGGCGGTTTTGGTTCGACAGGCAAATAAATGACAAAGAGGCCTTGCGCCTCTTTTTAGGATGTTGTTCCTGCGTAAGTGTTACCTTCATTAGTCATAGCTAACATTATATTAGTAACATTACTTGATTGATCGCCATGACGAACATTAGTACTACCTCCTTGTGATATGGCAATAGGTGCGCTGGATGAATTACCAGATTGTACAGCTGCATTATCTTTCACAGTCTCTATATTGCTCATTCTCTTTTCATCATCTATCGACCTTGGTAGAGATGAACTGGGCAATGTTAAAATTCCATTCTTCATAGTAACATCTTCATTTCTTGAATTGTTATTAATGAATGGGCTATCTGGATTAAAACCAAACGTTTTTTCAAATAATCCTGCATTTCTTTTATCTGCCATATCAGCAATTCTAGAGCTATTTTCTGCTCTTTTCTCTTCAGGACTTTGATAAGTCAATCCAAGTCCTTCATTTTGTTGATCAAACATAAGATTCGCTTCGGGCATATTTTTTAAGAAATTCATTGTTTCTTCTCTTTGGCGTTTTCTTACCTCAATCATATCCCTAGATTTCTGTGCCATTCCTTTTGTCAATCTAATTGCATTCTGTATATTATTTCTTTGGTCGTTATTCATATCAGAACTTAGATTTTTCTCAAGTTCAATCACTTGGGCATCTTGTAATTTCATGCGAGCTTCAAACTCTGCCACTTCATTCTCTGTTCGTGATAATACATCATTTGCAACTTGGCGACTTGACTTGCCTAATCTAGCTCTGTTCCGTGCTTTATCTTCATCACTGCCTGTTCCCGTTTCTAAATATTTTTTATCTAGCGCGATTGCAGCTTGTAAATCATTAGGTAGAGAACCCAAATCGTTTATCTTATCATCTAAAGAACCCAATGCTGCTTCACCTACACCAAACACAAATCCTACTATGCCGCCAATTAGCGCTCCTTTAAGTCCAAATATTGCGGCACCCAATGTCACGCCCTGAAGTGATCTTGTGCCAACACCCGATACACCACCACCTTCCATCTTTGTATTTTTTATTTCAGCGTCGGACATATTCATAAGATCACCACGTATCCAATCAGTAATCTTTTCTCCATACATAAACATCAATGCAGCGATACCAACGAGACCACCTTTACCTACTGCTTTACCCATTTTGCCTAATAACCCACCACCTGCAGCACCAGGCAATCCTACACCTAATAATGTGCCAAATAGTCCCGCTATTTTGAAGCCTGCTATTGCGACTCCAAACGCAGCAACGCCTGCAGCTAAACCTCCGAATGATTCTAAAGTCGTCATGATTGATTTAACGTCTATATCTTTGATGCTCTCGATCAACTCAGTCATTTTTCCGCCGGTGACTTTGTCGATGAATCCTCGCAAGAATTCAAACACACCAAAACCTATAAAGGCAAATTTACCAAGCGTCAATAAAAGACTTCCAAGACCTTTAGCATTATTAATTAATCTATCTTTCAAAGGACCTTTATCATCTCTTTCTTTATCATCATTTTTATTAGGAGTTATTTCCTCAAGATCTTCTTTGCGTTGTTCATCTTCTCTATTTGCAAGTATTTCATTATTATCTCTGTTGGCAACCCATTTAGCAATACTAGTCATTTCCTTCACATTCTTGTCTATACTGTGAAAGACATTGGTGAATTTTTCAAGATTAATGTTGACTGCTTTTATTGAATTCTTTCCATTACGGATCATTGAACCTTCTTTTTTAAGACGCTCAATTATCGCTATCGTATCTGGAGAATATTCTTTTTCTTTAGGATCGGGTTTGTTAGGATTTGCCATTTATTATTTACTCTTCTCGTTTTGTGATTCTATATGATTTACTAGCATTGAAAAATACAAATCACGCTCAAATGGCATCATATTCTCTATAGCGTCTAGAGACCATTTATGATGCTGAACCAATGAAAATATCATCTGATAATAATTAGATAAATTAATGTGGCTCAGCGCTAGATAAAAAAACTTTTCATGCCTTCTATTACAAAGGTTTTATCGGTGCCGTTTTTATTTTTATATTTTATTTCGTGCCTTAATTTTGGCATTGTATCAAAGAATACTTCTATACCTTTAATAACAGAACCTGACATATCTTCCATGAATGCGTTTATTTGTTCTTCAGTGTAGTCCGAAAACTTGAATACTTCATCAGCCGATGCAATCGATTCCAAACATGTTACCATTATGAAATAACTAATCAATGGATCATTTTGATTCATAGCAGAAATTTGTACAAACTCATCAATGGTTGGATACTTCAAAATCAAAGTATACTCATCATTAATTTTTATTTTATTTGTATGATCTTTATCTTTAGTTATTTTTATATCATTAATGTCTATTTCAAGCCTGACTTCTTCTTCTGTTTCATTGTCTGTTATTGCGAATTGAAGTGAATTGCTAACTGACTGAGACCTAATAAACAACATTACGTACTCTAGATCAAACATAGCAAGGCTTGAAACTTCCGTTCCTACAAGACAATTATTCACCACTTGTCTGGATGCTAATATTTCTTGTTCTGCGTTGTCCGATTCTTGCGCGACAAGAAGTATCTTTTCTTCTTTCACTGTAAACGGGCGATATTTTATCTTCTTACCATTCGACGGTAAGGTTAATTCCATAATAGGAAGGTCAATTTTTGGTAATGACATGTTGTAAAGCTCCTGTTAAATTTTATTGCTCAAATTGTCGAATGAGTTCCTAACCCTTGATATTCTGTTTACTGCATCTTGTACTGTATCGAATCTAAAACCTTGATTAACTGTTTGTCCTATAACACTACCGAAACCAGCAAGCGCTCCTAAAGAATCAAGTAAACCAGTCCCGTTCGATGCTCGGTTGTTAGGTATTCCAGTTTTCGTACCAGAATAAAGTATATTGTCATATGAAAATCCTACTGGTAGAGTTAAGTATGAGTCATTATCTTCCCATGCCAAATCAAGGTCTCCAATTGAAAAAGGATGTGCGTTATATAACACAACCTCATAATATTTATCATCTACGGACTCGGTTGAATAATGTCTTATTGTTATGGTCGAAGCATATTCATCTTTATATCCTATTTCATAAGGTAATCTTCCATCTACTGCATCAAAAGATCCAGGTCCATTTCCATGATTGACTATTTTTTGCATCCATTGATGGAAGTAATTTAATATTTCATGATCCGAATCGACCATGAAAATCAAACTCACTGGAGCGACAGTCACTCCAACTGTAAATTGCCTTTCCATTTGTCCTACAGAAGCATAAGAAGTTGTGTTAAATGTAATTGCGGGAATCTGTGCGTTTTTACAAAAAAATGATAATGTTCTAGCTTCAATCGTATTACCAGACGCATCTGTAGCTCCATCCGAAAGAGGAGCTATTGTTATTTCAAATAGATTCCCACGCGCGGGACCGCCACGCTTATCCATTTCAGATTTGAATTGACTAATATTGAAAGTCATTTATTTTTGTCCTTTGATGATTTTACGAGAATCAGCATATACTTTGTTTTTCGAAACTCCACCGAAGTTAGCAAGTGGTAAAAATAAAGCAATATCCCATTCAACAGGTGAAATATACATAAATCTTGATTTTATCTGCGACGAAAGATAATGCTTTATCGTCGGTTTAAACATATTAAATTTAGTAGCACTATTTAGAATATTATAAGTTATTTTTATTCTTGTTGACTCGTTATACATATCATTATTTGTAACTGTATACAAAGCGTCCATTAATTTAGCACGCAACATAGGCGGCAAGTAATGTAAATTTATACCTAAGAAACCACCCTTTGCTAATCCTATAGGAAAAATTAAAGGGAACCTATCGAAATATGGAAGTGTTGCAGCATGTTTTGCTGAGTAAGAAAACATATACAAATTCCCAAGTGTTATTTTATTGACAGCTTGAGAAGGTGATTCTTTCATAATTTTATTTGCATCAAGTAGTCCTGTCCTTCCTACTCTTTTTGCCGCATTTCTATACCAAGTTCTGGCCGCCTCTGATCTTGCAGGGACTTGCCCGTTTTTGATGCCGCGTAATAACAACCTATCAAATACATTAGTAGCCATTTATTTTATTCCTAATTCGTGTTCGGTCATTATGATGAATTCCCATCCCCTGTCTTTACAATAATGTCGTGCCGCTTTCCATTTTGCATCGTTAACTCCATAAGTTTTAACTTCGTTCAAATACCTTCTAGAAATTCTGCCAGTTGGTGTTTTGTTTCTCTTACCTATATCCGGAGGAAGAGTCTGAGCGTAGGGTTTAATTTCAATCATAATAGTTTCTTTTTTACCTGCTGTTTTTCTATCATGTTTATGGACGACTACATCAGGAAAATACCTATGGCGCTTACCGTCAATCGGTGAAGTATAAGGTACTATGTGTTCTTCTGAAGCCCACCAAATTATATCCGGATGTGTATCTACGTATCTAAAGAACTTCAATTCCCAAAGAGATCGATATGTAATACTACCTGCATCCCCTTTATATTTAGCGGGATTTTTAGGTCTAAATTTTCCCTTATATGCCATAATTAATAGTGTCCTTTGTTATAAATACATTCATAATATCACCTATTTATACAAACAAGAACAAAACACAGGATATAAATCAATGGCTAGACCAGAACAGTTAAGACAAAGAGAAAAGGAAAATAGATCAGCGCGTCTTTCATTTCCTAGTAAGGCCTTGCCGCACTCTATCCTGTTAAATTTTAAAAGATATAATTACAGTGAATTGTATGGTAGTATTAAAGAAGGCGAAGGTATTGGTACTGGTTCAATAAGAGCAAGATCGGTAAGTGATAGCGGATCTATTGCTCAAATAACAGGCGAATCTTCAGTAGAATTGCCTTTCCCAAAACAACTGAGTGATGCTACTACTATAAACGCTGGAGGTTTTGAAAGAAGTCTTGTTGGAGATGCAATTGCCAGTGTGTTCGGAGGAGCTTCAGGTGGGGGATCCTCAGCAGTTGAAAATAATTCTAGAACGGCTTTAAAGTCTATAGTAGCAGGTTTGCGTGCTGCTGGTGAAGCGACCGCGGATTTAATGCAAGGTAATAGCGACGCCTTGGCTTCTAACGCAAAAAGTAGTCTTGCCGCAGCATCATATTTTATGAGAAATCAGATGGATGGAGTCGCAGGAAAAACAATATCAAACGCACAAGGTAATGCTATTAATCCCAAGGAAACAATGGCCTTTAATGGAGTTCAATTAAAAACTCATGCTTTTACTTGGGAGTTGTTTCCAAGTAACGAATCAGATTCTGTACAGATAAGACAGATTATTAAAATGATAAAGACAAACGTATTGCCAGGTACTGCAGCTCTAGGTGGAATGGTAAACCGAGCATTTTTAGAATATCCAAGTCTTGTTGACATATATTTATTAGGCGTCGATGAAGATTATTTTTTCAAATTTAAACCTTGTATGGTGACTGCATTCAATGTTACCTACACTGGCGGAGATGCAATGCCAATACTTAAGGGCGGTAAACCTGCAATGGTCGTTATTGAAATGACTATGACTGAAATGCAGATACACACCAAAGAAGATATGGATGAAAAATACGCAGAAGAAGTAATAACAGAAGAAGCAAGAAAAGAGACTCAAGAAGAACTCATTGCCAACGCCGCCAGAGGCGCTGCCGAACCTAATAATGGAGTAGAATAATATGACTAAATATTTTGCTAACTTTCCTATAATAACTTATAACGGAAGGCGAGTTAGAGACATATCAAGACGAAATGCATTTAAAAAAGATATAACAAGTAATCCATATCTGTATATGCCATACACCGTCAAAGAAGGCGAACGTCCAGAGGATATTGCTAATTTCTATTATGGTTCTACAGACTTTACATGGCTTGTGTATTTTTCTAATAACATATTGGATCCTCACCACGATTGGCCATTCAGCGAAAGTAATTTTAATAATTATTTAATAGATAAATATGGTCCAGAATCAGGAAAAACAGGTGAAGAAGTACTCGAATGGACTCAACAAGAAACATTCACGACACCGAGCGGTGTGGTCGAAGAGTTCACTGAAAATATTCTATACTATTACAGAGAGGTTTAATTAAATGGCTGCTGATCTAATAAAATTATCGCCAGAATCGTTTGAAACAATTTATCTGCGCGGAGAAGATCGTATCATACTTCGAACAGAACAAGGACGAAAGATTATAATCCGCAGAATCATACCAGCGGAATGGAAAGCATATAGAGTTTATGAAAAAGAACTTACTGTTAATGAAAACAAAAGAGAAATCTTGCTTTTCGATAACAGATATACCGAACAACTCTCGCGCGAATTTATTGAAAATGTAAGCGAAAAATAATGTCTGATAATAACAATAAATTTAAACCCGCTAATGCTGATATTCAAAAGGCTTCAATAAAGTCTTATGGAAAAAGTGCAGAAAAGGACATATCACCTCTTATTCATAATATAACATTTTCACAGTCAACCAATGATGTTGTTTGGCGAGGAATTATATCCATGTATGATAATGTGGGCTTATTGGAAACTTATCCTTTGAGAGGTGAGGAAGAACTTCATCTTATCATTAAAGGATTTGATTTACAAACTGTAATAGATTTAAAGTGTCAAATATTTAAAATAGATTCTGTAACGCCAAATCCAAACGCAGACGGCATGAGTTATAATTTGCATATAATTTCAAAGACAAGTTTTGATGCTTCAAAAAGAAAAATAATAGAATCACATCAAGATGTATCTGGTGCTAAAATAGTAAAAGATATGTTTAAAAAGTATTATAAAAAATTGACCGAGCAAAAAGATACGCCTTTGCCTTACGGAGCAGAAAGATATGGCATAGCAGAAAATAAAGGTCTTGTATTTACAGTACAACCCACGACGGGAAAGTTAAAGGCGATTATACCTCACATGATGCCATCTAACGCAATGAAGTTCATGGCAAATAGATGTTACAGCACACAGACACCTTCAAGTTCATATTCCTTTTTCGAAACCTTTGATGGATATAGTTTTGTAACTGATGAGTTTTTAATTAAACAAGCAATTAATGATAAGTCACAAATGATACCTTTAACAAACGAGGCTTTCAATAATCTCGAACCTGGTAATGCACTAGGACAAATACAGACAATAGAATACATTTCAAACCCAAATAGAGTCAATACTGCAGCTGATATGTTAGAAGGAGGATATGCTAGTTCCGTTTATGAAATAGATTTGCTTCGTAAAAAGGTTGTAAATAAAGAGTACGACTATAGAAAAAATAGTAAATTTATTAATATGAATGGTAAAGAAGGTTTAAGAAAATCAGACTCCATTCATACAGATGCTTTTATGGATGACACATTCACTCGCGAGAATGCTAAACGATTTATTGTCTTAAGGGATTACACAGGTCATGACGATTTGGATTCCAAATTGAGAGGTGACCAATATTACAGTGAAATCATTTCTAATAAATTGTTCCATAAAAGACATATGGAAGGCACTGTGGTCAGCGTTGGATTAAAAGGTCGATTAGATATTAGACCAGGTATGGTCGTTAAGATGTCTATAAACGTTGCATCAGGAAATGAAGAAAAGAAAAGAAACGAACAAATGTCTGGAAATTATCTGGTGAGAGCAACTGTACATACGATAAACGAAGGTATTGTTGCTACTTCCTTGACACTAGTTAAATATGATTGGAGTGTATAAATGGAATCAGGAATAGGTATATCAAATCCTTTATTCTTTATAGGTGTTATTGAAGATAATAATGATCCGAGGTTAGAAGGTAGAGTACGAGTGAGAGCATTTAGTGTTCATGGTACTTCAGATCAAATAAAACCCCATGAATTACCTTGGGCGATTTGTGCTGCAGGAAACTATGATCCAAACAACCAACCTCCGACTTTAAATTCATTCGTCTACGGCATGTTTTTAGACGGCCGTGATGCACAGCATCCTCTTGTGTTGGGTTTAATACCTCAACAAATGACCGAAGCGGCAGATCCTATCAAATATGGTTGGGGTGTTGTACCAGGTTTTGATGGTGAAATAAACGCGAAAGGTTCGGCACCGCGTGATATTGGAAACCCGCAAAACTCTAGATTAGCACGCGGCGAAAACTTAGAAGAAACTTATATATTGCCACAAGAGATGAATAGAGTAGAAGATGCAAAAGTGGCAGGCACTGATGAAAAATGGTCGGAACCAAATTCTGCTTACGCAGCTAAATATCCTTATAATCGCGTTATCGAAACTTCAAAACATTCGATTGAAATAGACGATACGCCAGGTGCGGAAAGGATTATGATTCATCATGGCGCTGGTTCGTTTGTTCAGATGGATTCCACAGGAACGACTACTTATAAATCTTCAAAGGATCACTACACAGTAACTGGAGGTAATGAACATCTACATGTTAGAGGTAGAAGCGTAGTTCATATTCACGGTGATAGCCACGTTTATACCCACGGGGACAAAACTGAAGAAGTCAACGGAAATTATAAATTACAAGTGCATGGCAGTGCTGAATTTAGTGTAGCAAATCAAATGAATTTAAATGCTGGCACCCAAATACAAGCAAGAGCTACTGATGTGAAGATTGAAGCGAATGCTGGACAAGTTACAATTAAAGCAGCAACAACTACGCATATCGAAGGCTTAGATAACTTAATATTAAATAGTAATTACATTAAAATAGCGGCAATCGGTTTAGGCACAAGTGATATAGATATGTTTGCTGCAGGTTCTATAAAGTCAACCGCTGTTTTCGATCACTCGATACTTGCAAGCAACATTTCCATCTACGCAGGTGTTTTATTTCCTCCTATCGGAGTTAGTACTGGGTTGAATATTCATAGTAATTCTGTTATGAATGTAGGTTCCGTAGCTGCATTAAGTCTTCAATCGATGGGAATAACTACGGTAAACGGATCTGCTGTTGCAATTGCACCTGGAACACCAACTGTAATACCACCTTTATTCTCAATAACCACACCTACCTTTGGTGTTGATGAGGTTAAGATGCCAGAGCCTACTTCAATGTCAATTTCTGCTCCGGTCGGACAAAAATATAGTTCTGGCAGTGCTGTAGGTGTGATATCTGCAAGCGACGAAATAACGAATAAAAAGGCTAATTAATATGACTTGTGTAGATTTAAATGACCAAACACAACAGAATATACTAAACGACAAACCAGGCCCATTGACAAATGCAAACGGCGAATATACGCTTAATCAAGTTGATGTTTTTACAAGAGAGTTTGCAACTAATATATTAAACGACTCACAAAGCAACCCTGTAAATTTATCAATTAATAAGTATGGCACAGACATATTTTATGACTCGCTCGAGAGTTTCAATTCCATACTTAAGTCTAGAGAGATTCCTGTTGCGTATCCTGCTTTAAGGGAACGGTTAAGTTCTGGGAATATATCTGCTTCCGAATTTGCTGACTTTATGCAACAATATGGCCAAAACCCTACTGGAGTTGTAACCAAATCAAATACAAATTTCGCCCGTTCTTTGTTTGATCTTGAAGATTATTATTCTAAAACAATACGAACTGGAGCCTTGGCTGCACTATGCACAAGATTTGAAAGTATATTTGGTGCGCTAAATGGATTCTTCGATTTTCTTTCTGAAATAGGAAATTTGATATTCGATGTTATTAAGAAGATTAGGGCTTTCAGAGCAGGATTTGAGGATTTTACTATTGCTGCTATAGTACAAGCACTCGCAAGTGAATTAAGAGACAGAATTGAAGCAGAAATTAAAAGAATAGTTGATGCTGTAGTTTCTGTATTAGAAAACTTGTTTAATAGTATTAATGCTTTATTCGATAATGTGGGAACTTTCGTAGATGAATTAACAATCCGTGGCATAATGAAAGAAAAAGACAATGCTTGCCTTATGTTTTCTGAAAACAATAAATCATTAATAGCAAAAACGATTGTAGGCGCTTTTGACTATGCACTTAGTTTATTCGAAAACCCAAGCATTGCACAGATCGAATTTCTGGTAGTGAGAATATGTGCTTACTTAACAAATATCGAAGCTCTGTTTAATGATGTTACTACTCCTATGAAACAATTCGAATTTAAATACACAAGAATTGCAAACAGATTAAAGACGATATCAAACATAACCACATCTAGTGCACTACGCGCGGGTGC